CTCGTCGAAGCTTTCATAGGCGTCCGAGACGGAGCCGTAAATCCGGTCCTTGCCGGCCCACCACAGCCGACCCTCGAAGATCGTCACCGCCGATGGCCACCCGCGGTAGTCCGACCACGCGCCCTCCGACCAGTCCGCAGTCGGCCCGGTCTGCCCGAATGGGCTCAAGACCGCCGCAGATGCCGTCATGCTGTCGGTAACTGCCGTAACCCGCGCGACGCCCGTTAACCCGCCGGCGGCATAGGAAAGCTCGACCTCGGCCGTGCCAGACCCGTAATCGGAGGCCCCAAAGCCGATACGATAATAGATGATCTGATTGTCGAGCGCGTCGTTATAAGTGTCCGTCCCGTTCACGGTGTAGGAGGCGACATTGGACCATGCCCCCGGCTCGTTGATGGATCTTTGAAGCCGGAGCGTCCCGCTCCAGGTACCCGCCCGGATAACGGTCAGGTTGCGGCTCGTCCCGACGCCCGTCACCCGGATCTCTCCGGTGAATTGGCCGTCCGCGGTCAAGTCGTCTTGAACATTCTGCCCGACCGAGGTCAGCGTGAACAGCGCCCCGGCATGTCCGGCCCGAAAGACCTGGCTTGATGCCGTCAGCGTGACATCCCCGGTCAGCGCACTCGGGGTAATCGTCGTCGAGCCGATGTTGATGATGCGGAACGGCCCGTCCGCCGGCAAGTACTTGACCAGAGACCACGAATCCAGCGCTCGCCGCTCGATCCGGTACTGCCGGGTTACACCGCTGGCGACGAAGATCACATCGCCGGACTGCTCCCAGCGCAGCTTACGCAGATCATCCGCCGCCCACGGCGCGGTCAGCACCATCGTGCCTGAGCTCTCCACCGCAATGGAATCGACCCACACGGCATACTGGGTCAGGCTGGACAGATCGACATGGAAATTGCCCGTCGGGGTGAAGGCAAGCGAATGAACGCCCTCGATAAGGCTGGTTTCCTCGATATACTCGTCCCCGCCCGATGTCGACCCGACCTTAAGCGTGACCGGCCCGCGGGCAATGACGATGCGCAGGGCGTGCCGGACACCTTGATCCCCGCCGATGACGTTAACCTCCTGTCGCCGGATTGCAGCATTGAACCGCGTGCCGACCAGCGACAGATACCCACCGGCCTGCCATGATGACGTGGCCCCAAGCTCGTCGGCATCCGTCCACCCCGTCAGGTCGGCATCGAACGTGCCGTTGGCGAAGGAACTGGACACGCTTGCCCGCATGACCAGGGCGTCGTTCACGACCACCCGCGCCGCAAGGTTCGTCACCTCGACCAGAGCGGTGTCGTCGGTGGATTTGATGAAGGGAATATAGACGGGGCGGAGGTTGTCGAGGCTGTTCAGGAGATAGCGGAAGCCCGGCCGCAGCATCATCGAGCCCATGACACGCGGCATGAAGTTCGTTTGAACCTCGGACGACAGCCCGACGCGCTCAAGGTCTACGCGAGCCAGCGCGTATTTGCTGATGCGGCCCCGGTTGAACGCGACGAGGGCTGGCCGGGCCTCAGCCAATCAGGTTGCCCCTGGCCCGGTCGGGCCGAGAAAAGCGGGAGTGGCGTGCATTCACCCACGTCCCCTTTGGCGGGAATTGCTTCGGCTGGTTCATGGCGTCCTTGGACCGCGCGTCGATCAGCAGCTTCTTCGTCAGCTTCTCCATGCGCTCTTCCTTCGACGCGCTGCCGGTGATCTTGTCCGCCGAACGAAAGGCGAGATACGCCTCGACGTAGCGGGTGAAGGTCTCCGGCCACAGCGAGAGGTCGCTGCCGTAGTCCTCCGCATCCGAAATGTAGCGGACGTAAATCGTATCGAGGTCGGCCCACCAATAGCCGCGCTCGTCAAGGTGGTGGTCCAGCGGATAGGAGAAATACGAATCACCAGAGACTTGGGCCGTCCTGACCCAATCGCTCGGCTTGTCGAACGCCCGGACAAACCCGAAATCAGGCTCGACCGACGGTGAATACGTCGCCTCGACCGTCTTGGTGGCGAAGTTCCAGAAGCCCTGCTCCAGGACATACCGGATGAGCCCGGAATCCCATACCGTATCGAGCGAGCGCCTCGACCCCCGTGCCTCCGTCAGGCTGGCAAGCTTACGTTCCGCCAGATGCCCAAGAGCGGCATTGTAGATCGACAGCCGGTCCGGCATCTAGTGCGCCTGGGATTTGATGTGGTTTTTCAGCCACATCTCCGCATCCGTCCGCTGCGATATCTGGTCCTTGATGACCGCGTTGTCCGAATTGCGGATGACTTGGTGCTTGTGGTGCGGCCCGGCGTACTTGATGGTGTACTCGGACGCCATGACCGGCGTCTCGACACGCTGGGCCGGCTCGGTGAACGGCCACTCCTGCACCCGTGCCCACATCCGGCCGGTCTCGATGACGATCAGCTCGCGGCCGAACGACATGTCCTCCGCCATGACCTCGATGTGGTCGCCGGCCTTCAGCTTGGCCGCCACATGCGCCCAATACGACGGCTCCAACGTCTCGGCAAATTCCGTGCCGTGCTCGACCGTGACGAGGTAGGGCACGCGGGCGTATTCCGCCATCTGGAACCGGGCCGGCGGGAGCTGGCGCACCATCTTGTCCGCCACCTTCGGCTGTTCGGGCTGCACGATTTCCTTGTCGCTCATGATTGATCCTTGAGGTTGTCGTAATAGCGGTGGGAATAGACGGCCTGGCCGATATGGCCGATATCGCGAGAAAGGTCGTGGTCGATGTAGATCTGCTCCCCCGCGGCAATCAGGGCGCGGCAAAAACCGTAATCCTCGCCCGTGTAATCGGATACCTCGGGCGACCACCCACCCTCAAAATGCGGCGGAGGGATGTTTCTCACGGCATCGAGGTCGATGAGAACGACCCCGAGGCCCATGCGCAGCACCTCTTCCAGGCCCGTCCGATCCCGGCTGTCCAGGAGGTCTCCCGTCATGCCTACGGCGGTGTGCAGGCACACGGTCTGCCGCTTCCGCACTGCATTGACGCCCACGATGCGCTTGCCATGTGCGGCCAGCCTGCCCACCGTATCCGGCGGGAAGGTCATGTCGTCGTCGAGAAACAGCAGATGCGTGAAATCCTCAGCGAGGGCCGTGTTGAGAATTTCCTGCCGCGCCTTGGGCAACAGGGACGACCCGGGCCGAAGACGAAACCCAACGGCCTGGATGCCCTTCTCCTGCCCCGTCGTCAGCCGCATGACGAGATGGACCAGGCTTTCGGTAAAGACCGCGGGATGGTCCCGGTGCGAGCAGACGCCGATGCAAAGACGCATAAAAGTGAGGGCGGAGCCAAAGCCCCGCCCCGTACCTTTAGTCCGTGTTCGCCCCGGAGACAGCGACGCCTTCGCTGAGGTCCGCGGAGCCGCCGGCCGTGACTGCCGCCACGACATGCGAGGTCACCGCAATCGGCGAGGCGTCGGAATCGATGACCAGGACGGTATCGCCGGCCTCCATCCCGAGTGCATCGCCGTTGGTGAAGTACCCGGCCACATCCACCGACGAGGCCGGATCGGTCGAACGGTAGACCCATTGCTTGCCGGGTCCCGTCAGGGGGCCGGAAACGAGGGCCGGAGGATTGGATACGCTATACGTCATGGTTCAGCCCTCCTTAAGCTGCGACCAGCAACGAGCCGTCGTGGTTGACGACCACAATGCCGGAGCTCTGGAGGATCTGCGCCCCCATGAACATCGACGCACGAGCATAGGAATAATCCTGCTCTTCGTCGTATCCGACTGCGGTGCTCATCTCGCCCACGTTGGCCGCATGGCCAATCGACGCACTGTGGTACATGAAGCACTTCTCGGCGGAAGTGCCCTTGCCCGGCAGGTTCGGGTGGACGATCCAGTTGATCTCCATCCAGCGGTAGAACCCGGTCTGGTCCTTCCACGTGGTGCTGGAGCCGTCGAACGGCTTCCGGGTGACGTAATCCGCAGACGCGAACTCGGTGGTCTGCATCAGGTACGCGCGGAAAGCCGGCGTAATCAGCGCCCACACGTTCCCATCGAAGGGAACGTCGGAGTTGCCGAGGATGGTCTGCGCCTTCAGGGCCAGCGCCACCGAGGCCGTAACCGCCGCGCCCGTGTTCACGGTTGCGGTGTTCAGCTCGGTGATGATGTCGCTGTCGATCTTGCGATTCATCACAGCCATGGTCGTACGCTGCATGATCGCGTTCTGATCGCCCTGCGAGGCGAAGATGTTGAAGCGGGTCTTCCTGACCAGATCGTGCCACTCGACCAGCGTCGCCGTGAACTGGTTGAGGTTGTCCGGACGTGCCGGGATCTGGCCGTTGACGCCGCGGGTAACGGCGGTAGCGCCGCCGGAATCCGCAACGAGGAAGGTCGCCTGGTTGCCCTTGAATACCGCTTCCGTGGTCGTGGAGGTGCGGACAAGGGACTGCTGCTGTTCAAAACCAGCGATAGATTCTTGTCTATCAACGGTGTCGAAACACCTCAGACTGTCGCTTGCACCTTAGTGCCTGGAACACTCAGTCGTTGCCGGTGGTGATGAATCATTGCGTCGATCTTGTGGCGTTTCAGTCGAGAATGCCTTGCGACTGATGGCAGAAACCGCAGCGCAAAAGATCGGCTTTGATAGCCGAGACTGCGATACCAAACCTTAACATTCGGCGATTGCCCGTGGTCCCTGATGATCCCGCCAAAAGCGTTCTGGATAAACTCAAGAACGCCGATGTCGTTCACATGAGCAACGGCCCCGACAGACATTGACCACTGCCAGTAGCCGGTATTCGCCTTATGCTGCCTATATACGTACCAGCCATCGCCATCCAGATACCCGGCGAGCCACGCCCATGTGGGGTGGTTCTTATGGCGGAGCGGGCCGCAATTAGACCGACGCGACTCTTTGCTTTGGGCTGAAAGCCGCTCCCTTTCTTCCAGGGAGCATGTTTTCTCTCGGGACCGCCTCTCGCGCCAAACGTCCAGCAACCATTGCCAGTGCTTAGCCTTGATGACCATGTGCTTAATCAGGCGTGGAAGAAGCATTTCCAAATCCGCCCGCCTGGACAGCGCCCAGGTAACGAATTGTTTCTTGGCCCCGCTACGCGAGACCGTACCCATCCCGGTAACAGCCGGGAGGGCCGAAACAAACCCGCCATGATCTATGGCATCAGACGCCGAAAGATGTAGGCTTAGCCCAAAGAAATAGCGACCTTCATTGTTTTGGTCGCACCTAAACGTAAACGACAAAGAGCCGTCAGCATCCAGCAACCCAGCTAGATACTTAATCAACGATTCATTCATCTTGGTTCCCAATTGTTACGGACCAAGAAACCTTCCGTCGGGTTAGATTTTACTCTTTCCCGTTATTCAGTTCCAGTGATCAGCAAAGATTTACTGAATCTGGAAGGCTGTATCAGCCATGGTTTCGGTTCCCTATACGGGTTGCAAAACCGCAGCTCGGGGTGTCCAAAGCGGCGCGTGTCCGGGGTGTCCTTATCAGGAGCCGGCCTGCGCCCTTCGGGGCTTCGCTTTGGTGGGTGAGGTAGCGGGAGCGGGGCCGCTTGGCGGGGTGTCCGCTCGGAGTATCAGGCCGCTTGACGCTTGCTCAGCTTCTCGCGGGCCTCGATCAGTTCACGGTAGCGCGCACGCATCGCGCCGTCCTTGTCGTATGCCGGGCGGTCCTCGCGCATCGTCTTCTCGATGGACGCGATTTCCGTGGCAATGCTCTTGATGCTGCTGTCGCCAACACCTTGAACGACAGTCGCAGCCGGGTTCAGCTCAAGCGCGGTCTGCACCAGCCATTTGAGGGCCGTGGCGTTGTCGCCGAACTTCGTCCCGTCCTTGAGCCGGGCGCCCATCAGGTTGTCCTTCAGGCCCTCGGGCATCGAATCCAGGAGGTTGTGCGCACCCATCATGTTGCGGCGGTAATCCGCTCCGAACTCGGCCCGCAGCGCATCCTCGCTCTCGTGCTTGGTCTTGGCGTCGTTCTCCGCCAGCGCGGTTTCCGCGTCGGCCTTCAGCTTGTAATAGACGCCGAGGTTGGCCTTGATCTGGTCCGGCGTGGCGTTCTGCGCATGCATGGTCTTGAGGTATTCATTGACCGCCGGCTTGTCCTCGTCCGAGATCGCCAGCCCGCCGAGGTCGTAGCCTTCGGGCTTGTCCGGGATACCGCTGTCCTTGCGGTAGGCCGCAACTTGCTCCGGCGTGGCGTCCTTCGGCAAGGGAGCACGCAATTCGCCCGAATCCTGCTTCTGCCGCAGGCTCTGGTAGGCCTTGGCAAAGGTCTGGGGCGAAGAATAGCGTTTAAGGACGTTGAGGAACTTCTTGTCATCGCCCGACATTTTCTCCCGCCAGTCTTGCGGGAAGTCGGCAGGAGCAGCCGGGTCTTTGCCATCGCCGTCAACAGCGGCGTCCAACACCGTGTCGCCAGCATCCGGCGGCGTGCCGGCAGGAGGGGGCGCAGATGGGGCCGCCGCAGGATCAGCCAGCGCGGCAGCCGGGTCAGGCGTTACGGGATCGGTCGGTGTATTCGGGTCGTCAGCCATTGGATTCCTTGAATTTAGCCAGGTTGAGTTTCGACAGCTTCACGATCTGCCCGCCCACGAACCGCCTGCCTTCAGCGAAATCGGTATCGCGCCGGCCTTCTTCCCCGCCGGGCCGGTAGGACAGGTCGTAGTAGCCGGCGGCCTTGTTGATGATCCAGTCCAGGGCGCGCCTCTGCTGGTCTGCCGTGGCGTCGCCCCTGTCCAAAGCCTGAATGGCCGCGGCGTCTGGGACTTCCCAGGCATCGGCCGCCGCAAGCGGGCTGGCGGGCTTCTTCCGTGGCGGCATCAGGCAGCAGCACCCTCAGGCACGATGGTGCCGATGGCCTTTGCAGCTCCGCCCGCCGCCGAACCAAGGTTCTTGGCGATCTCCGAGCCCTGCGTCATCGCCGCCATCATGCCCGTGGCCTCGTTGGCCTGCTGCTGCGCCTGAAGACTGGCAGCTACCTGTTCCTCGCTCCTGATCCACTTGGCGGCCGTGCCAATGCCTTTGAGAACATCCCGGAGCGCCGTCGTCGCGTCCAGGATCGGCATGACCGACGGATCGAACGCTGCGGTATCCAGCACCAAGGCCTTGGCCTCCATGAACTCCTGGCCCTTGCGTCTCTCCGACATCTGGCTCAGCGGGCTCTCGAAGCGGAACGCGATCTCCTGCCCCTGAAGGCTTTCGGGAATGTCCTGGGGACGCCCGAAGGCGCCGTTGCGCAGCAGCATCTCAAAGGTCTGCTCGCAGATACCGCCGTTGTAGTCGTTCTCAACCGGCTCGAAGATCGGCAGCGCATTGCGAATGTATTCCTGTATGCGCTGCCCGACCTCGAAGGCCGTCATATCGCCTTGTCCCGCCGGCGGCATGTTCAGCTTGTTGAGATAGAAGGCCTCATGAATCGCCACCCGCACCCGGTCGTGCATGTCCACGCCGAACTGAAGGCCGGAGCGGTCGATGTCCAATGCCCGAAGGGCCGCGCCAAGCTTCTCGTCGTACTCGCTGTCGACCCACGTCACGCCGCCCGCGCGGGTGTCCAGGTCGGTCCGCACCGCCTCCTGCGTCGCCACCAGCGGCGGATCGGCCGCCTTCTCGCCCGCCTCCAGCAAGGTCAGCGTCATCGCCTGGATCAGCCGCGCATCGGGCAAGGCCGCAACCGTGGCCGGCGAATAGGCGTACTGAGACCCGGAAACCGTCTGCCAGCGCGGGATGACGTAGATCGGCGTCCACGACCCGACTTCCTCGATGACGTGCTCGTGCGTCATGTCGATGTAGACCGACACGTAGGGCGTGCGCCACTTGCCCTCATATTCCTCCGAGGGGACGACGATATGCCGGCACTCGATTTCCTCGAACGGCGCCGTGCGCAGCTTCTCGTCCACCTTCGGGCTGACCTTGCCCCCGAACGCCGCCTTCAGGTCGACTATCGTCGGCTTCCACTTACGGTGCACCGGCCCGATGCGGCCGTTGTAGCCGTCTCTCCAAGCCACATCCCGGAGATGCCAGCAGCGGTACAACAGCGTATCTCCACCCCGTCCAAGCTCGATCGATATCGCCGCCTGGCCGAACGCAGCGAAGTCCTGGTCGCCCTCCTTGGTGGCGCGGACAAACCCGGACTGGATGTCGTACATCGCCCGGCGCTGGACGCCCGTCGCCCATTCCAGCCAGCCCCGCCCGTCCGTGTCGTCGCCGGCCATGCGGTCTTCGCGCGCCGCCTTGACGAAGAACCACGACGCGTCCTTCGGGCGCAGCATGGAGGAAAACGTATCCCCCAATTCCCGCCTCGCGATGACCGGATAGCTGGTCGTCAGGTGGTCCGCGAACTCTTCGCCCAAGGACTTTGTGGCGGTAAACATCGCCCGCTCGGGGTAGAAATGGTCGCCGATCTCCTGCAACAAGGACATCAGGGGCGAGCGTTTCGCGAAGAGCTGGTCGCCCTGCTCGATCAGGCGGCGCTGGCGTTGCTCCATCTAGGCGCCGCCGAGCGATTCCCGAGACGCCGTATCCGTCAGGATGGTTGACTGCCTCCCCGACCGCGCCGATACCTGAGCCGCGCGCTTGCGCTTGGCCTGCCGCGCCAGTTCGTCGTCAGGCTCCGGGATCGGAACAGGCGGCGGCGCAGGTGGCGGTGCTGCGGGAGGCTTCGGAGCGCCCCCGAATCCGGGAAGCTTCATGCTGTTTCCTTTCGAGATGCTTGTAGAGCCCGTATGGCGTCAGCGCCGTGCTCTTCAGGCAAAGGGCTACCTTGACCAGACCGACGCAGTTGTTGTGTACCAGCGGCGCTAGAGCGGGCGTCTGGCCCTGCTCCGTCTCGACGACCGCGTAGCCCTCACCCCGGTAGAAGCCGGCGAGATCGTAATCCGCACCGCAGACAACCTCGACCTCGGGAATGCCGCGGCAGCCGTCTACCCGTATCCAGTAGTTGCTGTTGAGCAGCACCACGAAGACGTGCTTGAAGCCGGGCTTGAGCAGCGGGGCAAGCCAGTGCTGCTGCCCGCCTAGCCCGTCGTGGAAAACCACGAGGGCCTTCAACGCCGCCGTCTCCGGTTCTCATAGCCCCGGATAACCTTGGGCTGCCGGCCGATCTGGCGCAGCACCGCCCGATGACCTGGCGCAAGACACATAACCACCGCATCTCCCTTGCCAGGAGAGCGCCCGATGCGCTTGCGCAGGTCTTCCTTGCTCTCCAGCTGAATCTCACCACGTATCTCGATCGCCCGCGGGATCATGCACGGCGCCGTCAGGTCGGACCGCAGCTCGGGATCGGGAGGCAGCGCAATAACCGAGCCGCCCTCCTGCTCCGGATCAAGCTCTTCCCGGAACTTCCACCATGCCTGCGCCCGCTTGTTGGCGAAGCTCAGCGACCCGTCCTTGGTCCTGGCCGTGGAGCCCGCAGCCCCGTTGAACGGCACATGCTCGATGCCGTTGTCCTTCAGCCGGACCAGCACGCCCGATGCATACCCGCCGCCAACGTCAACCACCACCGGCGCGTTGTTCTTGCGAATGCGGATTATCCTACCCCCAGCAGCGGACCCGTCCGCCGTTTCCTCGCCCGTCGTGGTGGTCAGCGGCCCGTACCAGCCGCGATGCCGGTAGGCTATTTCCTCGCTGTCCTTACCCCCGCCGGCGGGGTCGATGGCGACCGCCGTCATGGCGTGCTCTTTCCACCCGTCCTCGGTCCACCTATCCTGTGCCGCGATAACCCAGGCCGTCGGGATGACCTGGAACTCATTGTCGTCCAGCGCGGCCATGAAGTTGCCGTCGCGCACCGCAGACCGAAGCGGCTCCGGCAGGGCATCCAACGTCGCTTGGTACCCGGTATCGACCAGGAACGGGTTATCCCTCAGCGCCGCTGGGATGAACGTCCGCGACCGCGGGGTGTACCGTTTCCCGTCCCATTCCTTGATGTCGCCCGGCCCGTCCACCTCCATGTCCTTGCCGTCGGGGTCGGTGACGAACCATCGTAATTCTCCAGGCTTGGCAGGGTCGTGGTGCGTCAGGTCCAGCCAGGGACGGAACATGCCAATCAGCCACGTTCCGTCGGACGACAGCGGCGGGTTGGTCGCCAGCACTGTCCTGGTCCGCTGTCCTGGGGCTGTGGTGCGCACCCAGCCCATGAGGAATAGCACCTGGGCCAAGAGAAACTGCGCCGCCTCGTCCACGCCCAGGAAGTCGTGCGGCTGGCCCTGCCAGCTTTCCTCGTCCCCGAGATGCTGGGCAGCGCCGAAGTCTATCACCCCACCGCCGGGCAGCTCGAACTTGGGCCGGGGCGAGCCGGCAAACCCTTGCTTGCTGCCCACCATCTGAACCGCGCGGCGGGTAATGCCGGTCAGGTCGTTGTACCGGCGGCGCATGATCAGCGAGTTGACGTGCTCTTCGAGCGCCAGGCCGATCAGAAGATCCGTCTTACCGCCACCGCCCTGCCCACCGTAGAGCAGCAGATCGGCCGGACAGAAATATGCCTCGGTCTGAGGGCCCGGGTTGGGGACGAACACCCTGGACTGTGTGGCGTCCAGCGCCAGCTTTGTCAGTTCCGCCCTGCCCGCCTCGGGCAACGCGCCAAGGCGGGACAGAATGTCGTCGAGTGAGGTCATATTCAGAACACGATTTCGATCACGTCGTACCAGGTGCGGACATGCAGATCGGAATCTCCGGTCGTGATTTCGCCGGTGAGCAGGTGCAGCACGATCGGCGTATTGGCCGGCGTGGCGCTGGCCGTGGTCACCGGGTAGACTGTGCGCGTCTGCGCCGTGGTCTGGTCCAAAAAGCCAGTCGTCTCCACAATCGCCGTGATGACGGCACCGGAATCGTCCGTCCACTTGAATTGCAGGTCCTCACCCGCCGCGATGCCGGCATACGCAGCGCCCGCAGGCTTATGGATGGCGAAGTACCGCGGGATGATCGCCAGCCCCGCACCCGGCGCCGGGACGACAGTCTGCTCGGTAGCATTCAGCGCCAGTACCTGAGCCGTGGTGACCGTGGTCGTCGTCTGCTTGCCGATCAGCGTCTGCCGGCCGGTGTTGTTCAGGACAAGCTCGCCGTCGGGGCCAAGCCCGAGACGGCGACCGTGAATGGATGTCAGGATTTCTACCATGGGGATCTCCTAGGCGTGCTGGTTGCTGTTGCTAGTGGAGACATGAAAAACGGCCCCGGAGGGCCGCTGAGACTTTGCCCGCCGCTTCTCGCGGCTGCTGCGCTGTCGTTCGGCTGCCGTCTTGGGATACGGCCTGCCGCAATGTGGGCATTTGCCTGACGTCACGGTTTGCGTGACAGCCGTCACGGCTTTTGTGACAGGGGCCAGCGGTGTCACACTCTTTGTGACGCGGCATACATGATCAGGCTCGCCAGGGCCAATATAGTAATTCACGCCGCACTTATCGCAGCGAACCGGGAACGCCACGCCTAGATCGGCCGCCCGATCAGCGTCACGTTCACCGCGTCCGTCTGGTTTACCGGGCTGCCGGACGTGCCGCTGCGCACCTTAACCCGCCGGATGCTCACATAAATCGACGGATCGAGCAGAATATGCCGGGATGCCGCGGCCTCGATGGTATGTTCCGTGTCGTCCACGTTGTAAACATTGGCGAATGTGCCTTCCGCCGCGGCGCCGGGGTCGGCCTGCAACGTGATGTCCGCCGCGTCCCAGCCGCTCGGCGTAATGAGGCCGACCAGCGTATAGCCTTGCAGGTCAACCGCTTCCGACAGGCTCTCGCCAAGCGCTATCGTCGCGGTGAACAGCCGCTCAAGGATGTTTACGCCGTCAGCCATCCGCTTCGTCCTTCATCGTTTGAGTGCCGGAAGCCAGGATAAATGCCACGCGCCGCGCTACTTCCAGCGCTGTTGCGTCTGCTGTTTCGATGGGGCCGCCGCCCTTACCTGTCAGCTCGTGGTCGACCTTGTCCCGCCAATCATCCTTGCGTCGGTTCTTGAGCCAGAATATACCAGCGGTCGTATCGGCCGGCGCGTGCCTCTCGACATCGACAACCTCAACCTTTTCGCCGCCTTCTGGAACTTTGACACGGAAAGCCTGCTGCTCAACAAAGGCATAGCCGACAGCTTTCTGGTACATCGATCGCTCTACGCGATCATCGGCGATTTCCTTGCCGACCTTTAAGGCGTGACAAAATTCTTCGTGGCTGTTCTTCCACCGGTGGATTGTACGGACTGAAACCTCAAAGAAATCAGCAAGTTCCATGTCCGTTGCGCCCATAAGACACAACTTCTGCGCCTGCTCGGCAGTCTCTTCGGTATATTCGCTAGGGCGGCCAGCAGGCATTCAGTCCGTCTCTTCGCTGGGAAGGACGCGGCGGGGCTCGGCAATAAGGCCGGCCGGGACAAAGTTGACACCGCCGGGCTGTAGGTTTAGCCGCCCCAACGCAGGCGGGCCAACGCTGAGCGGCATGCAGTACGCAGCAATCTCCCGCCAATGCGCACAGAACGGCCCTTCCCGCTCAACCTCGCTGCCGTTCAAAATGTCACCGATGCGGCGTATCTTGGACATGTGTTAGACTGCTTTCATGGTGTTGGGCTGTAAAATACTTGTTGACATGTAGGGCCAATGGCCCTACATGATTGTTATCAGGTTCGATGAACCGCCACCTAACGGATGGAGATTACAAATGATTAACCTCACATGGTCCCGCAAGAAGCCCGGCCACTGGACGCTCAAGGCTGACAACGGCAAGGTCTGGGTAA